AAAAAGAAGAAGAAGAAAAGCTTTCTCTGAACAAACCCAAGTACAAGATGGGTGATAATTTCGACAACACTTCTAATTCCTCAAGAGCTGCCGCTATGGCTGACTCTTCTCTTTTTAAGCCTAAGAAAGACAAGCCCAAGAAGCCGACTTACAATAGTGATGATAGTTTCGACAACACTTCTAATAATTCTAGGACTGCTGCGCTTGATGCTGCTCTAAAAAAACGCAAGTCTTCCGCAAAAAGCATTACTGATGAAGAAATGGCTGATATTGATCGTCGAATTGCGGCAGTAATTAAGGCTCGGAAGAAGACGGATCCTAAGGTTGAGATCACTGACAAAGAGATCGAGGATATTGCCAAGAAGACAACTGGTACAGGCGTTGTTCCCAAGGTTAAAACGAAGGGAAAAAAGCGTGGACTGATCTTTGGGAAAGATGCAAAGTTTCGGCCATTCGGTGGTGTTCTCGCCCGAGCATTGCTTGGTGATGATGAGAAGTTTGGTGGTGAGCGCGGACTGATTGACTTTGTCCGAACCAAAAAGAAAAAACCTGTTAAGAAAATGAACGGCGGAGAAATGACGATGCAAGCAGAAAAATACAAACGAGGCGGGACAGTTAGTAGGTCTAAGCCAGGTAATGAGTTGCCTATGGTCGGGAAGAAGCCGCCTATGAGTCGCGCTCAAAGCCGATCCACTTTAAGTCCGGCCCAAAGACGGCTTCTTGATTCTGTTCAAGGAAAGGAAGGCAGTAAGCAGTCTACGAGCGTTATCCAGGATCTTTCTGATAAGTATGGCTTCAAGCCTGGTAAACGAGCTGGCGCGAAAGGCGGGATGGGCAAAGGTAAAAGATCAAAGCCACCCGGAATGCAAATGGGCGGTACAGTTGGTATGGCGGGTCCCGCAACAAAGCTTCCTTCAAGCCCTTCTTCTGTAGCAAATTCTGGCGCTAAAGCAGACGCAGACGCCAAGGCTGCCGCGCATGCATCTGCACAAGCACAAGGAGGGCCAGGAAGCGCTCGTTCTTTAGCCAGCCTTGCAGCGATGACGAGAGGAATGAATCGAGGCCCTAATCGACCTAAACCAACCAAGGCAACAGCCATGCGCGGTGCTGCGGCACGCCGGTCGGGCGGTAGTACGCCACGCGGCATGAAAGATGGCGGCATAACTTCTTCTAAGAAGTCTTCTCGCGGAACGGGCTGTGCTCAACGCGGTTTCGGTAAAGCGTTAAAAGGTAGATAGGAATGGCTAAGGGTGTAAACCATTACCTTCGTGATGGTACGAAACACGCTGGGTCTACGCACAAGCATGCGGATGGGTCTATGATGAGTGGTGCAAAGATGTCAAAGGCATCTAAAAAGCTGTATCATCTCAAGGACCTGTCTGCGACTGCCCAGAAAAAAGCAAGAAAGAGATAACGCTATGGATGAAATAAAGCCAAGCAACACTAAGATGTACAAGAAGGTGATGCGCCTTCTTGAGTCTTCGAACAAAGATCAAGACTTGATTGAAGACCTTCGTGAAAACGAGGATGAGCTTAGTGAATACCTTAAGGATGAGATGCCGGAACGCCGTGGCGAGGTGATGATTATCATCCAAGGTGGTGATTCTGACGAAGAGCTTTTCCCTGACGACGACGACTCTCGCATGAACTTTCCAAAATTCAAGCGCGGCGGTGCGGTTAAGAAGCCAAAGCCCAAGATCACCTTTAAAAAGAAGAAGGGGCTGGGAACCAAGTGGGAAAACAAGTGGGGCTAATGCATGGCTATTGAACGCGGTGTCGATGACGTTGATATCAGTGAGTTAGATATCGAGGACAACTCAAAAGAAATCCAGATCGATGTAGAGGATGAGTCTTTTGACGAGATCCTTGGGCCTGGATTTGATGACGAAGAAGATATAGAGACTCTCGAAGACGGCACGATGTTGATTGGCATGCCGCCTCCTATGGCGGCTGATGAGCCAGAAGACTTTTATGAAAACCTTGCTGATATTCTTGATCGTGCTGACTTAGGCCGAATCTACAATGATTGTGTTGCCGACTATAAGTCTGACTTGGCTTCTCGCCAAGAGTGGGAGAAGACTTACAAGGAAGGCTTAGAATTCCTTGGGATGAAGTTTGAGAACAGGAGTGAGCCTTTTGAGGGTGCTTCTGGGATTGTTCATCCTTTGCTTGCTGAATCCGTCACGCAGTTCCAAGCGCAAGCTTATAAGGAAATGCTGCCGCCTGGGGGTCCTGTAAAGACTCAAGTCGTAGGAATGGGTACGCCACAGACTGACCTCCAGGCAGCACGGGTACAGGAGTACATGAATTACCAGATCACTCAGGTCATGAGAGAGTATGACCCTGAGACTGATCAGATGTTATTTTACCTCCCGCTGTCTGGTAGTGCGTTCCGCAAGGTTCACTTTGACCAGACGCTTGATCGTCCTGTATCGCGTTTTATTCCGTCTGAAGACTTGGTTGTGCCTTATGGCGCGACGAGTTTGGACAGTGCTGTTCGTATTACGCACGTTGTCGATATGCCGATCAATGATGTTAAGAAGCTTCAGGCTTCAGGTTTTTATCGAAAGACTAAGAACGCTGATCGCTCATCTAGTTTTTTAAATGATAGTGAGATTGAGGAGGAGCTTGATGAACTCCAAGGCGTTAAGCCATCTGGCAATTCCAATTCTGACCAGTGTGAAATCCTTGAGATGCACGCTGATCTTGAGATTCCAGGGTATGAAGACATTGATGCAGAGGGTGAAGAAACGGGCATTAAGCTCCCGTATATTGTCACCATTTCGCAGTCTCAGTCTCAAGTTTTATCCATTCGAAGAAACTACGATCAAAACGATCCTATGCGTAAGCGCATTGATTATTTTGTTCAGTATAAGTTTCTACCTGGCGTCGGTTTTTACGGCTTCGGCCTAACGCATATGATTGGCGGTTTGTCCCGTGGGGCGACTTCTATTCTCCGGCAGTTGATTGACGCCGGTACTTTATCGAATCTTCCTGCTGGCTTTAAGGCTCGAGGCATTCGTATTCGAGATGCGGATACGCCTCTACAGCCAGGTGAGTTCCGAGATATGGATGCACCGGGAGGCTCATTGCGTGATGCGCTAATGCCTCTGCCGTTTAAAGAGCCAAGCGCCACCCTCCTAAACTTGCTTGGCATGTTGGTTGATGCCGGTAAGCGGTTCGCCTCAATTGGTGATATGCAGGTAGGTGATGGTAATCAAGAAGCGCCGGTCGGTACGACGATTGCGTTGCTTGAGCGCGGTAGTCGTGTAATGAGCGCGATTCACAAGCGATTGCATTACTCGCAGCGTATTGAGTTTAACCTCCTTGCGAAGCTCTTTAAGGACTACCTGCCACCTGCCTATCCATACATGATTGCTAATGGTAATCCTGGGATCAAGCAGCAGGACTTTGATGACCGAATAGATATCATTCCGGTAAGTGATCCCAACATCTTCTCTATGAGTCAGCGCGTTATGCTTGCTCAAGAGATGATGCGGATGGTCCAGTCTAATCCTGAGATCCATGGCCCGATGGGAATGTACAATGCTTATAAGCGCATGTACGAAGCGATGGGTGTTCAGCAGGTAGAGCAGATACTGCCACCACCTCCGCCTCCACCACAGCCTATGCCGATGGCGCCTGCTATGGAAAATGCAAACTTCATGATGATGCAGCCTGCGACACCGTTCCCAGATCAGGATCATGAAGCGCATATTGACGCACACATTACGGTTTATAATTCTGCTGTTGTTAAGACAAACCCGCAGCTTCGCGCTATGATTCAAGGGCATGTTTACCAGCACATTGATCTCATGGCCAGACAACAAGCAATGCAGGATCCAGAAGTACAGCAGATGCAACAACAAATGCAGGCGATGGGACCACCTCCGGGCATGGGACCTCCACCAGGCATGGGACCTCCACCGAGTATGGGACCTCCACCTTTAGGCGGACCCATGGGCGCTCCTCCAAGTGGTCCTCCCGGCGTCAATCCTTCGATGATGCCTCCACAAGGAGGGGCTCCCATGGGACCACCACAAGGCGGACCACCTCCGATGGGCGGACCACCACAAGGCGGAATGCAACCACCTGGACCTCCGCCGCCTAACCCTATGCAGGCGATGATTGAGACTAAGGTTGCACAGATTACTGTGCAGTTGATGGAGAAAGTTGCACCGATCTTTGAAGCAGAAGATTCCGACGATCCGCTTGTTGCGTTACGTCGAGAAGAACTTAGCATCAAGTCTATGGACTTAGAGCGTAAGGCCGAAGAAGCTCAACAACGGTTTGAGCTTGACGAAGAGCGCATTGATAAGGATTATTCAATGGATCAGGGGCGTATGGATCTTCAGGCTGACATTGCTGACATGAAGAACAAAACAGCTCAAGATAGAATCAATCTTCAAAAGGCTATACAGATGGGCAATGTAGCTGAGAAAATGACCAAAAACATATTTGGGAACTAATCATGATTAAAAGAACAACAAGCTTTAAAGAACCGAAAGTAGACAAAGGCGGATTCACTGTTAAGGATCAAGGCCGCGTTAAGTACGCGTCTATTGAATCTGTTGAGGCATCTGCCGCGCCTAAGCCTGGAATGGGCAAAGGTAAGTCTCGAGGCGGTGGTGCGGCACAACGAGGTACGAACTTCGAAGGCGTATTCTAGTGTTTGCTCCTCCAAAAGAATTCATGGATAGGCTGGCTGCTGGAGAAGATCTAGATTTTAGAGTGGCCGATCCACGCGGTACGGGCGGGGCTCTTGAAGGGTCTCCGAGAGGCCCTCAAAGAAATGGCGGTGGATTTGGCGGCGGTCTTCAGGATATGTTTAGTCGCATAGGTCAACAAACTGGGCAAATGCAAGGTGCTCCAAACTCTCAGTACGAGGGTCGTAATCCCGATGGTTCTATATTTAGGTCGCAGTTTCCTATGGGGAATAATCCGCCTCAGATGCCGCAGGATCAAAAGCCTGGATTTGAAGGCCTTGACCAAGCTTATATAAATCGAAGTATGCAACAACAAATGCGGATAGGGAATAATCCGCCTCGTATGCAA